GACTAAACCAAATCTTCATTATTATCAATGTATATTTATTGATATTTCTTTAAATTGTTTTAATTGTTTAAATTATATTTTTATATAAAAAAACAGGCATTTAAAAAGCGCAACGCTCTAAATTATATATAATTTTAATAAAAATTGATTTATTAAAATTTTATTTACTTTATTTATAATCCGGGATAAAAAATATTTATTTTTATTATATACAAAATTTATAAAAAATTTTTATTTGAATATTGTATTTTTACTTTTTTCAATTATTTTTAATTTATTATCTAATTCAGTTTTGATTATATTTTCTAGTTCATCTGATGTAATTTTTAAGTTAAAATTTATTTTGGTTAAATCAATACATTTATAAAATGTCATATCATGTATATATTTTTTTTCTTCATATAATTTTTCAATATCAATTAAAGATAAATAATAAATTAATCCAAGTGTAGATAATTTTGGTGGAACTAAATATTTTGATTTTGATGCTATTTTATCAACAGATATTCCATGAAAAGAACACCATCCACAATCCCAACATAAAAATAATATTCCCAATCCACTCATAATATTTGCATTGGTATAAAATATTTGTTTACAAGCTGTTTTTGCCATATTTAATTCCAAATGTTTTCCATCTAATAATTTACCTTCAAATCTTGATTCATTAGCATCAATCCATACAAATATTTGATCATGTATATTAAATTCATTATTCAAATGAGAATCAGTAATAAATTTTTTTCTTGCTTCTAAAATATGATGAAGTAAACCAATGTATCCCCAACAATTAATTCTAAATCTATCCATTGATAATTTTGGGTTAAATGTTTTTAGATTTGTATTCCAAATTTGTTGGTCACCTTCTAAAGTTTGATAGGCATTAAATATTATCAAATCTGCTTGAATTATATTTGATAATAAATTTTTATCCAACAATTCAGGTAATTCCAATATATCAAAATCTTGTTTTCTTATTAACAATCTTAAATAATCTTCAAGGTTAAATTTAAAAGTATCAATATCTTTTCCACCATTTCTACTTGTTCTTGAAACTTTAATTTTATCTTGACCTATTTCAACAATTTCATCCGCAATTATTTTACCCAACCCATTGAGACCTCCAAATACTACAACTCTTTTATATTTTGAAATAAAATTGTTTGTTTTAATTTCATTTACAAAATGATTTGACATTCTATGTTGACATATTTTACAAATTAAATAATCTTGTTTTTCTTTACATCCAATACATCTATATTTATTTGCATATAATTGGGTATATGGTGGAGATGGCATTAAATCTCCAAGGGAATCAATTGAAATTTTGTTTTTCCAATATGGTCTATAATCAGTATTGGAATCTAATTTAATTTCTTCTAACGTTGAATCAAATAGTTCTTTAGCTCTTTCTTTTAATTTAATTATTCTTGAAGGATTAGTTCTTTCATGAATCACAATAAATTTTCTATTTTCCAATTGAGAAATAAATTTTGGATGAATTATAAACTTATTTGAATAAGGATGAAATCCAACCGAAACCATTCCACAATCATATTCATCTAAAACATCAGATTCAAAATCATCAAATGGTGATGTTATTATTTGAATAGGAATCTCAACATTATCAATATCAAATTTTACATTTACACCTGTTTTAACCAGATTTTTTATTCCAAATGATTTATTTATATTTCTAAATAATAATGGACAATTTGTTGTGTATATATCTATATCACCTACATTAAGTTTAGATGAATTTGAAATTTTTGATGATAAACACATAAATGGTAATGAACCACCAATGTAAATATTTTGGTCTGATTTTAAAAAGTCATAAAGATTATTATTTTCAAGAAATGTTTTAATTAATAAATTAGCTTTATTAAAATTTATTAAATTCATTTGTATTAGAGTAATAGATTTATAATTTATTACAACATTATATTGTTTTATCAATTTTTATTTCTAAATATAATAACATTTTATAAAAAAAATAATAAAAAAATTGATTTTTTAGATATAAACAATTAGAAACTTATATATAGAAATTATATACCAAATGAATAATTATATGGAAGAAGATATTAACTTAATCAAATCGATTGAAACTGGATTACATCAATCTGGAATTAATTGGATGGCTAATTATGAATCAAATAATGACTTAAGTTGGACTGCTCAATATTTTATTAAAACGAATATGGATAAAGAAAAATATGATGAAATAAATAATTGGTTACTTGGTTATACTCATAAACCTTATGTTATTTGTCCTTGGTCTGGTAAAAAAATTACAGACCCAGAAGCTCAATTACTTAATCGTTTTCAGAATTGGAATAAATATCGTTGTGATAATGGGGATATGGATGAATAATATACTAAATTTTATTTATACCTAATTATTTTGTTTTTATATAAATTAAATTATCTTTCAAGCTGTTCAGTTATATCAGTTAAATAATGTGTAAATGAATTAAACATTCTATATGCTGCTGAATGAGCAGAATCAGTAATTCTATGCACTAAAATTTCACTATATCCTTTTTCAATCAAAGCCTTAGATACTTGTTCTCTAATGTATTTATTTTCATTAGATTCAACAGATTCCAAAATAACTTTACAAACGTCATATTCAAATGCGATATTTGTTGTGATTGTGCGAGGACATCCAGAAATATGAAGCCATAAACACTCAACAAAATGTTCCTCAGTAAGACCATGTTTATTTTCCATTAATTCTTTTAACCAATGCCAGTATGCTCTACATTCTTCTAATTTAAATTTAGTATTTGGGGGGAAAGATGACGAACAAGCGATTTTACATAATTCCTCATACATATTTTTTAATTTGATAGTTTCTTCCATATCAAAAACATAATCATATAATCCAATATATTGAGGTCTTTCTAAAGGTGGTTTTGAAGAATTCCATTCCTTATAACCTTCTTCATAATAAGCTATGTATTCCTTAATATCATAAATTACATATTCATACATATCCTCATCATCTCCTTCATCTTCTCTACCAAAATACATTTCAAAAGCAGTTCTGGCTTGTAATTCTTCTTGTGTCATTTTTATAAATTGTATTTATAATTATAGTAAATATTAATTAAATTAATCAACTTTTTACCTTAATAAAATAAATTTTTCAAAAAATTATAATGGTTATTTTTATCATTACAATAAATATTAATTTAATGTGATTTTATATATATATATATGATTAAAAACCAAAATATAATTTTAATTGTTTGTGACGAGTTAACTGGATTAAAATACTTGGATGAAAAATTATTGGAATCATTAAAAGGTATACAAAAATTTAAAAATTAAAACTAGAAATATAAATTTAAGAGATGAATTAGATAAAAAAATAATTGATGAATATTGGGATATAATCCCAGAAATTACAAAAATTAAACCAAATATGGATATATTTAATTCACACATTGATTACAATCAACAAATACCATCACTAATTTCTAGTTGTGTTAGTTTGATTAATTCAAAAATTAAATTGTCAAGTAATATTAATAATTTAATAATTAAAGATATTAACTATAATTTTATGAATGAAATAAATTTGTATTTATCAATTGGTAAAAAAACAATTAATAAATCAACAATAAATAGTATTACAAATAAAATTTATATTTTTCAAATGGAAAACTTCATTCAATTTAATAAATTATTAAATAAATATACAACAACAAATTTTGAAAATTTAATAAATTTAATATACAAAAGAATTGAATTATTAACCAATAAACAAATTAAATTATTAACTGATGAATATAATAATTGTCTCGTTTAAATTTTATAAAAAATTATTTAATTTGATTAATAATTTTACCTTTTGGGTCAAAAATCCAAATTTCATATTTATACCCTAATTCTTTTCCTGCTTTTTGTTTTGCCAATATATCATCAGTATTTTTTGAGAACGTCATCTTATAAAATTATATATAATTTTATGATGCTCCAGAAAATAAAAATTATATAATTTTTATTTTCTTGGGAGTCCAAGTTGATTTTACTTCTATGCAAAAATTTTCAGATGATACAAAAATATCTACATAATGTCTTGATTTTTTACCATTAGTAGCTTTATTATACCAAATTTCAGGAACATTTATTCTACTTGTTATTATATCATCTTCTTTAACTCTCAATTCTTTAATAAGTTTATCTAAAGCAAATGGTTCATAACCTTGACATTTTATAATTGTACCTGATGGAAATGTATAATCTTTAGATGTAAATGATGATTTAAGTTGTTTCTCAACTATTTCTGGAACAAACATTGGATTACTAACTCCATAATTATTTTTAAATGTATGATTTCTTTTTTCAATAGTTTTATTTTTTTCTTCTTTAGACTTATTGTTATTTGTTATTATCATTTCTTTAGATTTATTTTTTAGGGTACAATTTACACAATAAGCACCGCCATTTAGTCTCATTTCTCTAAACCCTTTTTTAAAAATATTACAACAATTATCACTTTTACATTTTCCGTGAATTTTTGTGTCTTTTCTAATAGTATCATATTTAAAATAGTCTTCAAGTAATTCAATATTATTTTCTTTAGTAAAAATTAACAAAGATTCCAAATTATATTTATAAGTAATTGTTTGATTTGCCACAATTTTATTTTTACATATTTTAATCATTGTTTTTTTTGCATGTTCAGATTGATTTTTTTTTATGCATAAATCACAAAATCCGTTTGTATTATTAAAAGATTCAAATCTTTTAGAAAATTGATTATTACAGTCAATAGATACACAATTTCCCTTAATTATGGTTTCTCTATTTATTGTTGAATATTTAGTATAATCATCACTTAATACTATATTATTTTTTTTAACGATTTCATTTAATAAATCAATATTATATCTTAATTTGTTAGACAATATATTTATTTACATATATAAATATTCAATTACTTAAATAATTAAATTATTTTAATTTATAAAAAAATTTAAACAACAGGATATTCAGGTTGATATAATAGGCCACATACACCCCAAGGAGCATATTGTGAACCGCGAGCAATCAACATGTATCCAGCATTACTTACTCCATTAGTAGTTTCTTTAACATCACCCCAAGTTGTATCCCAAGAGTTTCTTAAGATATAATAATCTTGACCATTTTGAGTGCCATATCCAACCAACACAACAGCATGATCAATATTAGGTTGGGAATTAGCTCCTTTAGTTTTAGAATTAGCATTACAACCTTCAAAATCAGAATAAATACCACTAGAATATAATTGAAAACTACGGGTATCTGCTTCAATTGCAATACTTACAGGACCAACGGTTAATGCTGTCATTAATGCAGAATCAGATTTCGGGGTTACAGTAACATAACTTGAAACTTTGGTTCCTGAAACTGCAGAACAACTTTTAACACAAGAACCAGTATTACCATTTCCACTAGTATAAGGATATGCAGATTCTGAACATTGTCCACCAAAATCTTTAACGTAATTCCAGGCCGAATCGTACATTCCTCCGTTACACCCTAAATTTCCATACTTTAAACCAGCACAAGAAACTAATTGTTGTTCAGATAATTTTGGTAATGAACCATATTTAATAGCAGACGCACTTTCTAATGATGCTGTTGCTGAAAACGCCCAACACGATCCGCATTGCATTTGATTTTGAACAGGATTAACAACACCTTTTGTTCTCCAATCAACAGAAGTAGGTAGAGCACTAACATCTAATACATCTCCTTGGGATACAGTAGGAATAGAACCTCTTAAGAATCCATCACCTTTTGCTAATAATTCTTCATTAGCTTTAAATCCCATAAATTCACCAAATTCTTCAGAATTCATACCAGAAAAAGCATTATGCCCCAAAGTATAAGTTAAATTTCTAGAATTGGTTTCAATAATAAATTTATCATTGGATAACCAATTTTCAAACATATGGGCAAGATGGTGGTCATCCCTAGCTTGAATTTTATGAACATCAATCCAATTTTTGAATCTGTCAATTACAGAAGAATCTCTATAGGATTCTAAACAATTAGAAAGGGCGACACTAAATAACGCAAAAAAACTTAAAACCTTAAAAAATCTTGTCATTTTGGTATATATATAATATTGTTATATATTTTTATATTCTTTTCATTAATTTATTAATTCAATTTTTTTTATTCATTTATATGGTCATAAATTTTCAATTATATATATCCAAATTTATTTTTTTAACGATTTTATTTTTTCCCAATAAACATTCATTTAAATTTAATAATTGTTTTGAATATGCATTAGCAAATGCTTTTTCATTTTCACTCAAATTATTTTTTTTTATAAATTCTGAAACAATAACATAACCAATAATATTTTTTAATAATTGTTGATATTTATCATCTAATTCAACCACATGAATACTTCTACCGTGTAATAAAAAAGTAATTATTTTAAGTATATATTCTATTTCTTCTTCTTTGTTTATATATATGTTTACCTTATTTAAAAAATATATAACTGAAAAGAATAAGGTAAATAAGACATTATACGAACATTATCAACAAGAATTCTTTAGAAAATTTAAATTAAACAAATTTATAAATATGCAAAAATCAGAGGCTAATATGGTTGAAAATTTTAAGAATAAATTCGGAACACCTGATAAAGTAATTATAGTATTTGGAGACCACGATAAAGGAAGTCATAATATGAAAGGTTTAGAACCAAGTATTTGTAAAAAGTTCAGAAGAATATTTAAAAATGCTGGTTATAAAGTATTTTTGATTAATGAATTTAGAACCTCTAAACTGTGTAATTGTTGTAATCAGGAATTAGACAAATTTTTAACAAGATTATCAAACAAGCCAAAAGATAAAAAAAAGAATAAGAAAGTATTAGTAAATGGTTTATTGAAACATACAGTTTCCAATCCAGAAGGAGAATTAAACCCTTTATTATGCACAATTATTCATAACCGAGATAAAAATGCAGTTCAAAATATGTTAAACATAGTTGAACACATTAAAAAGACAGGAAAACGTCCTGAGCCTTTCACAAGAAAGGAAGAACCATTAATAAATTCATCCCCATGTAAAACTTTAATTAATAATAAATAATTCTTGATGGGTGAACCCAAATTTTTACAGTGATGACTGGGACATTTTATATTAATAAGGCGGTGAAGTATTTATATACTATAAAATCGTGTCATTTAAAAGTGTCCCCGCTGTAAAA